CTACTAGGGCTTATCGTAGTAGATGAGTTTATGGTAGCTGCGGAACATGATGCCGAGTTAGACCAAAACATTATAGAGCTATTACAGATGTCTATTACAGGCATTATAGGTCTGGTAGCTGGATATGTTGGATCTAGCAAGTAACACTTATAAAGGAACACAATTATGCACAAAGGAAAACTTTGCGGGTTTACCGATGGTAAAAAGCCTAACCCAACTCAGAAGAAGCTCCCTACCAAGGGCGCTCCTGTGAAGAACACCAAGTCTAATCTTAAGAAGTATGGGGCCTAGTTATGGCTAAAGACCCTAGACTAACCCGTGCTGGTGTTTCTGGGTTTAATAAGCCTAAGAGAACACCCGGTCATCCTACTAAGTCACACATTGTTGTTGCTAAAGAAGGTGATAAAATTAAAACAATACGCTTTGGCGCTCAAGGTGCTAAAGGAAGTCCTCCAAAGGCTAATGAATCTGAGGCTTATAGAAAGCGCAGACTAGCTTGGAAGGCAAGACATGCCACTAACATTGCCAAAGGTAAAATGAGTGCAGCCTACTGGGCTAACAAGGCTAAGTGGTAATTTAGAGAAAGTATTACATTATGACAGAGATATCCTTGCATGAAGGACAGTCAGAGATTATCAATGACCTCTTCGTCGAGGATGATACCCGCTATGCTGTAGTATGCGCTAGCCGGGGGTTTGGTAAATCGTATTTAGCTGCTACTGCTGCTATGCTGGCTGTACAAGAGTTAATGGAACTGCCCGAAGACGTACCTAATAAGAATGTGGCTATTATTGCCCCTACTTATGCCCAAGCAATAGACATTTACTATCCTTTACTAGCATATCAGCTAGGTATGGAAGAACATGCCATTAAGGCATCTAGAGTAGCTGGTACCTTCTGGTTCCCTAATAACGTACAGCTAAAGATTTGGTCTTATGAGGCGTCCGAAAGGATGCGTGGTACAGGTCAATACTTTGTGGTAGCCGATGAGGTATGCTCATGGAAAGGTGGCGGTTCTAACTTGAAAGAGTCTTGGGAATCAGTCATTCAACCTTGTATTGCTACTCGTTGGTCTAAACAGAACGCAAAGAAGTTTAATGCTAGGCCTGGGAAGGCGCTTATTATTAGCACTCCCATGGGCTATGATTACTTCTACGAGATGTACAACCGACAGGATTCTGATGCTAACTGGAAGAGTTATCATTACACCTATGAAGACTCTCCTTTTCTTGATGACTCAGAGATTGAGCGAGTTAAACTAACACTAGACCCTTTAAAATTTGCTAGAGAATATACAGCTAGCTTTGAGGATTCCGGTAATACAGTATTCTATACGTTTGATCGTAAAGAACACATATCGAAAGATTTACCAGAATTCGAGGAAGGTGAAGACGTCCACGTTGCTATTGACTTTAACGTTGGCATTATGGCTAGTGTTATATTTGCTCTCCGGGGCAATCAAATACACATCCTAGATGAAATGCAGGGGCATCCTGATACTGAGACCCTAGCAAGAAGTTTGGTGGAAAAGTATAAAGGACACCGTGTTATTAGTTATCCTGACCCTAGTGGTAAAGCTCGTAAGAGTTCTGCTGCGGTGGGTCGAACAGACTTTAGCATACTTCAGGCAGAGGGGATACAAACGAGAGCGCATAACAAGGCTCCTCCTATTGTTGACTCCGTAGCCGCTATTAATAAAAAGTTTAAAAATGCTAACGGTGATATCGATATGTATATTCATCCTAAGTGTGTAAACACAATTAAATCCTTAGAGCGTACCGCATGGGTAGAAAGTAACCCTGACACAGCTACCATCTGTAAGAAAGAAGGTGTTGAACACTGGACAGATGGTCTAAGATATGCTGTGGAGTATTTATTCCCTGTGCGAGGCGGTTCTAAAGTAACAACTAGGGGCTTCGGCTTTTAGGAAGTATAAGGAATCTTATAATGGCTATTATTGGAAAAGTAATAAGAAAGGCCGGGTCCAAGGTAGGTGGCACTGCCTATAAAATGACACCTGCCAGAAAGAGAGCTCTTGAAAAAGCAGCAAAAGCTTCTGCCTTGGCAAGAAGCAAGGGTACTTCTAAAGTATCGAAAGTAAGGTCTAGGGCATCTCAAATAAAGTCTCGTAAAACAGCCATGAGAAAAGCTAAGGCTAAAAAGTTGATGGCGAGATCTGAAAAGTACGGGAATAAGGCAGATAGGGTAGAACGGAATGCTCATGCCTCTCTGTTAAGACGAGATAACATCATTAACGTAGGTAGGCGAATTAAGCTAGGGCACTATGCCCGAAAGTCTCGTAGACTTGAAAAAGCCGCCACACGTCTAACATAAAATACATAAGGAATAAAACAATGGCTACTCGTAAAGCTAAACCAAAAAAGAATCGTCGTGGTCTTCTGGGGTTAACCCCCGGTATGCTCCGTGTTCGGCGCAAACAGTCCATGAGAAAGGCTACTAAAGCTGGCTACACAGCCCCTAAGAAACGCACTATGAACTCCGGTGCAAAAGCTATGGCTCGCGCCACTGTGGCTGGAAGAGCTCCTGCTCAAAACCCACTGTCTAAATTTGGTCAGCGTAAATTGGCGGCTAAACAAACATTACTTAACGCTAAAGGCACTGCAAAGAGCTACATTCGAAAAGGTGGCACTATGTCTGCCAAACACCGCAAGGCTATCTCTGATGGTTTGAAGGCTTGGTGGTCTAGTAAATAAAATAAACATATAGTATTGAGAATAGTGCTGATAATAACAACACTTATTGCCCATCTGAGGATCGGCAGAAAGGAACAAAATGGCACGAAGCAAAATTAATTCTAAATCAAAAGACTTGATCGACGATAATGGCTCTGTGTTGGTTTCTGTTATTGAGGGTGAACAAATTCATATGAACATCACTCTTAACTGGCTAACTAACTTGAGCGACTACACTATAGTAGCCAAGGTTGTCGAAGCTGATAGCTCCACCCTTGATTACACAAAGAATGAGTTGCCTACTCAAGAACAAACAGGCGGAGAGATTACTACATTAGAACTTATTGATAGTGATCCTACTGATAATAACTTTCAAATTGTTATCCCAGAAAACCTAGTAGATGCGTGGACTACACAACCCTCTCCTGAAAAACCTGCTTATGGTTGGATTGGTCTTGAGGTAAGAGACGCAGGTGTTGGAAAGTATGCCCAAGTATGGAAGCCTATGCGGGGACTTGTAGAAGTTCTGTATAGCCCATCGGAGGCAGTCTAATGTCTTACACTACTACCGTTTCTAATAATAACATTACTATTGCTGTTGCAACAACAGATCATAGTATTTCATTATCTAGAACTGGTGGACAAGGTGCTAAGGGTGATTCCGTAGATCGGATTTATTTTGATAGTGATAAGAATCTCTTAGTTGATATTGTGAATGCAGCAGGTAATCTAATCGAAACAATCAATGCAGGTTCTATAAAAGAGCGCATTGATCTGATTGATCTCCTTGATGTAGACTACTCATCAATTAGTGATAGTGACTTTATTATTTATGAAGCCGCTACTCAAAAATTCACTACTCATACCTTTACCACTACCTCTATTAGTGATATTGACAATACTAATAAAACAGACGGTGCTTTACTTATTTACAATGGAACAACCAATAAGTACACCGCTACAACAGAAATAGAAAACCCTAATACGTCTATTATCGGAGGATCCTTCTAATGGCAACTAAAATTATTCTTAAAAAGTCGAGTACTATCGGCGCAATCCCTCTCAGTGCAGACCTTGAGATTGGTGAAGTAGCACTGAATCTTGCTGACCGCAAGCTATACACAAAAGACAACTCTAATAATGTCATCCAAGTAGGGCACCCTTATGTTGGCGCTGTTGCCCCTACCAGCCCTGCAGAGGGTGATCTTTGGTATAACACTGCTAATGACTCCCTTATGGCCTTTGATGGTACTGCATGGCAGTCTGCTGGTTATCAAAACCTATCAGAGCTTGAAGATGTAACTCTAACAACTATTACTTCTGGTGATCATCTCACCTGGAACGGTAGTGCCTTTGTAAACAGTAACTTTGAATCAGACGTTGAGGGACTCCTTTCTGCTGCTAACACAGGTACTGGCTACGGGGATTTATCTTACACAGGTGGGGTCTATACCTTTGACCGTGTAACGGCTGCTGATATTCGTTCAGAAGTTTCTGTAGTAGACGCTGGTGGAGATGGCTCTTTAGCTTATAACTCTACTACAGGTGTTATTACCTATACTGGACCTTCTCAGGCTGAATCACTTGCTCATATTTCAGGTGGTACAGGGGTAGCTATTAATGGCACAGGCGTTATTAGTATCGGCCAAGCTGTTGAAACAACCTCTGACGTAACCTTTAACAAAGTAACCACTGACCTCATTGAAGGCGGTTCTGTAATTACTATTGATCCGGCGGGTCTTGGTGATAATACTGGTGAAGTTATTATTGCGGGTAATCTTACAGTACAAGGTACAACTACCTCTGTAAACTCTAATGAAGTTAACATCGGTGACTCAATCATCTTGCTTAACTCTGATGAAACAGGAACACCCTCACAAAACGGTGGTATTGAGATTGAGCGTGGTACTTCTGCAAATAAATCCTTTGTTTGGAATGAAGCAGATGACGCATGGGATCTTTCTGACGAGACCTTACAAAACGTAACCTTGGACGGTGGCACTTACTAGGCCCGTACAATTACTCAGGGCGCTCCTCTATAGGGGCGTCCTCCTTACACATAGGAAATTAGCCCAATGGCAACTAAAATTATTCATAAGAAATCTTCTGTAGCAGCTAGTCTTCCTTCGGCAGAAGACTTAGCTCCAGGTGAATTGGCTTTAAACTTAGCCGATCAAAAGATTTATTCTAAAACAACCGCCGGAACCATTATTGAAATGGCACCCCAAGGTGGCGGGGCAGAAACTAGCACTATAACTGAAACTTGTAAGAATGTTTCCGGAGGCTCTTTAGCTATTGGAACCCCTGTTTATGCAAGTGGAACGGCTGGTAATGCCATCGAAGTCCAAGCAGCAAGAGCTGACACAGCGGGGGCTATGCCTGCTATTGGTATTCTCGCTGGGACTCTAGCAAACGAAGCAGAAGGCATCCTTGTCCTTACTGGTTTTATTCAAGGAGTTAACACTTCAAGTTTTTCTGAGGGCGATACTCTTTATGTAGCTGCTACAGGGGGGCTTACAACAACTCCTCCAGCAGGTTCTGGGAGCCTTATTCAAAACATTGGTAAGGTTGTTAAGGTTCATTTGAACAATGGTTCCATTATGGTTACTGGCGCGGGTCGTGCTAATGCCACCCCTAACCTTGATGATGGTGACATCTTTATTGGTAATTCTTCTAATCAAGCTACAACTGCTTCTCTTACAACAGAAGTTCAAAACATCGGTGATTCTCGTTATGTAAATTCTACTGGCGATAGCATGACTGGCAACTTGTCCTTCGGCGACAACTACAAAGCCATCTTCGGCGCTGGGTCTGACCTACAGATTTACCATGATGGGTCGCAGTCTTTTGTCCAAGAAAATGGAACAGGACAGCTTGTTTTAGATACTCAAAACGGTGCAAGAGTAAAACTTACCTCAAACAACGGCACTGAAAACATGGTCGTTGCTAATAAAGATGGAGATGTAGAGCTTTACTACGACAACGCACAGAAACTCGCCACCACCAGCACAGGCGTAGACGTAACTGGTGAAATCACGACAGATGGTATGACAACCTCTGCTGTAATTAAAGCACCTGACGGCTCTGCGGCTGCACCTGCTTACACAAACTCAGGTGATTCGGATGGTGGGATGTACTTCCCTTCGGCAAACCAAGTGTCTTTTGCTTCAGGTGGAGTTCAGCGACTTAACATAAATAATGTAGGCGACATCTCCTTCTACGAGGACACAGGCACGACAGCAAAGTTTTTCTGGGATGCAAGTGCGGAGAGCTTGGGCATTGGGAATAGTTCGCCAGCAACGGCTCTTGACGTATTAAGCGGATCATCTTCAGTAGGTGCATTAAAAGTAAAAAATGCTTCTGGGGCATCTGCTAGCACACCTATTTTGGAAGCTATAAACGGGGGTGGAAACACTCGCTTAATAGTCTTGAACGATGGATCGGTAGGCATTGGGACGAGTTCGCCTAGTAATACGTTGCATCTGAGTTCTACAAGCCCACAGATCAGGCTAGAAGATACTGATGCCATTGGTTACAGTAAAATAAGTGGTTCTGCTGCTAATATTTATCTGCAAGCCGACGAAGGTAATACTGCTGCGAATAGTAAGATAGACTTTCGTGTTGATGGCCAGCAGCGTATGGTTATCGACTCATCGGGCAACGTAGGCATTGGTGATACTGCTCCTTCTGAAAAGTTAAATGTTGCTGGCAATATAATGCTAGAGGGGGCTAACCAATACCTCTATCTATCAGATGTCGGCACAGGCAACAGCGGCATTTATGTAAGGGGTATCACAGCAGACTCGACATTGCGTAGCCATTCCACAGGTATTTTTACTTGGGAAGTAACTGGTAGTGAGAAGATGCGCATCGACGCATCAGGCAACGTAGGCATTGGGACGAATTCGCCTAGTGCGTTATTGCAAGTAGAAAGTTCTGATGGTGTTGCTGGTGGAGCAATTATGTATACTGCTTCTGGCGTTGCCTCTGGTTATATGTCGGCTGATGCGGCAGGTTTGTGTTTAGCTACAGACACAGCAGGAATTACGTTCCGCACAGGTGTAACTGGAGCAGACCCTACAGATACTGGCTCAGAACGCATGCGCATCGACGCATCGGGCAACCTGCTTGTGGGTAAGACGGGTGCTGACAGCAACGCTGTAGGAATTGAGTTACATAGCAATGACGTAATCAAAGTAACACGTTCTGGTGGTGCAGCGGGATATTTCAATCGTCAAACATCAGACGGCAGTATTATAGATTTCGCCAAAGACGGCACCACGGTGGGGAGTATTGGTGCTTTATCATCACGCCTGTATATTGGGACTGGCGTAACAGGTTTGTTCTTTAACAATACTTCTGGTGCAATAACTCCTTATGATGTTACAGGACAATCTCAAACAGATGCAGATGTTGATTTAGGCGTTGGCTCAGTACGCTTCAAAGACCTCTACCTCTCTGGTACAGTCAATGCTAACTCAGTAGACCTCGGCTCTTTTGTCGTAACAGAAACTAACGGACACTTATACTTTTCAGTAAACGGTGTCAATAAAATGAAACTAGACGCTTCAGGCAATTTAGACGTTGTTGGAAGTGTAAACTCAAATGCAACAATAACTTAATTATAAACTAAAGGAGAAAAGTAATGACAACTGAAGACAAAAAGGTTATCATCACAATCAACGACATAGACTACACAGAAGATCAGCTTACAGATGAGCATAAGATTATTATTAATCATATTAAATCTCTGCAACAGAAAATCTCTTCTGCCAAATTTAACTTGGACCAACTGGAAGTAGGCAAAGATGCCTTCCTGAAGATCCTTGATACCGCATTACAAGAGCGTCCTGTAGAGGAGGCTAACTAAATAAAGCTAATAGTTCAATGGGAGAGCGAAGATGGCGATAAAAATTACAGGCACAACGGTTATCGATGACAATCGGAATATTACAACAGATATTGGGACTATAGATGGTCGTGATGTTGCTGCAGATGGTGCCAAACTAGATGGCATTTCAGCTGGAGCTACTGGTGATCAAACAAAGGCTGATATCGATGCGCTTAATATTGATGCAGACACACTAGATGGACAACACGGTAGTTATTACACAGGCTACACAGATACAGCTATTTCTAACTTGGTAGACAGTTCTCCTGCAACCCTAGATACACTTAATGAACTTGCTGCTGCTCTTGGTGATGACCCTAACTTCGCTACTACTGTCGCTACTAACATTAGTACAAAGGTATCTAAGTCTGGCGATACTATGACAGGCAACTTTACCGTTCCTAATTTAGGGATCGGTACTACCTCTATAACAGATAGTAGTTGGGGAACGGGAAATGCAGAGTTAGCCATAGAAGGTGGCTCAAAATACGGGGTCATACATCTTAGGGGTACTGGTGCGGGAAGTGTTGCTACACGATACAGTATAGGTGTTGGTGATAGTAAATTCTATATGGCTTATGACGATGTGGATGGTGTTCATAGGGCAACAATAAATTCTTCTCATCAGCTAATATTGAATGAAGGTAGTGGAGATCAACGTGCTTTCCACGATGGCTACCACCCTAACGCTGACAAGTGGACCACAGCCCGTACTCTGTCACTCTCTGGTGACGCTTCGGGAAGCGTAAGCTGGGACGGTTCTGCTAATGCTACACTTAATGTTACTGTAGCGAATGATAGCCACACGCATGATGGGCGGTATTACACAGAGACAGAAGCTGACAGCCGCTTTGTGAACGTCACTGGTGATACTATGACGGGTGACTTGCTGGTTCAGGACGACATTAAGTCTACAGGACAAGTACGTGCTACGGGGTGGTGGAACACTAATACAGGCACATCAGGTAATGACTTAGCTGTTGAGATGGGCATTTCTGGTGGTGCTGGTTATATTCTTACCTACGACAGAAATGCAAGTAGTTACGGCTCATTAAACTTTAATGCTACTTCTTTCAGTTTTGACCAGAGACCTGTTTTCAGTGGCAACACCGCATTTGACGATGGCTATCACCCCAACGCTGACAAATGGACAACCGCTAGAACGTTGTCACTCTCTGGTGACGCTTCTGGTAGTGTATCTTGGGATGGTAGTGCCAATGCCACGCTGAGTGTTGCGGTAGCAAATGATAGTCATACGCATAGCCAGCTAATCGCTGTTGATGATCGTGACATGAAACCTAACACCTCTGGTATTGGCTCTGGTGTAAAAGGTATAAAGGCCTTTTTCTCCAGCTACGGTGGCATGACAGGAACAGCTGATACTGACTATCAAGATGTTTTAGTCTTAGACACTTACAGTGATGGTTCTGGTGGTAATGCCAACGCTATTACTTTAGATAAGTCTAGCAGTGCGATGCGCATATGGAATGCTGCACAAGGGGCAACATCTTGGGGAACACCTCAACGTGTATTTGCTGACAACTACCACCCCAATGCAGACAAGTGGACCACAGCACGTAGCCTCTCCCTAAGCGGTGACGCATCAGGGTCTGTCTCTTGGGATGGCTCTGCTAATGCTACGTTGAGTGTGACGGTGGCTAATGATAGTCATAGCCATAGCAACTACATTACAAGTAATGCTAACGATACAGGTACAGGCAGCTATTCTACTACTGGCACTTACTGGGAAGTAAAAGGTGATGGCGGTAGTGTGGCTATGACCACAAACGATGGTTACGGTAATGCTAACTTAACATTTAACCACAGAAGCGGCGTACCAGACAAAACAGGTAGTGCTAGTCGAATAGAGAGTGGTGTTGACAGTACCTCAGGCCATCTGACATTTGAAGTTGGTAACAGCGTAACAGCAGGGACAGCGGTTAACTTAACAGAGGTATTAAAGTTAACCACAGGCGGTGCAACTATCTTAGGTAACACTGCGTGGCACGCTGGCAACGATGGCTCTGGCTCTGGCCTAGATGCTGATACTGTTGATGGTATTCAGGCAAGCAGCTTCTTGCGCAGTGATGCTAACGATATTGCTTCTGGTTCTTATAGTTTTACTAACTCTTACAACGAGTTTGGTAACTCTACAGGTAACGTAAGTAATGATGGCAGCTGGAATGCTCGTTTAAATCTTGCAGGGTCTAGTCACGCTAGATTAGATGTTACATCTGTTAGCGATGGCATTATTACTACTATGTATTCACATACTGGTCAGGGTGCTGGTAAAGTTGGTACGTACAGTAATCACCCCTTAGTACTAATGACTAACGGAGCTTCTTCTGCAACGCTTAGTACGTCAGGCAGTTTAAGCACTACTACTCAAGGCACTTTATGGGGTTCAAGCAATGACGGTGCTGGCTCTGGCCTAGATGCGGATCTCTTGGATGGGCTTAATTCAAGCAGCTTCTTACGTAGTGATACTGATGATAACCTTACCGCTGCTATTATTGTGCCTACTGCAAACCGTGATGAAGGTATTTTTGGAACATACGATAGCTACAAAACTCAGCACATCTGGAGCATGGGAACATCTTACCGTAACGCTTCTAACGGTGCTAACTTTGGTAACATGTATGGTTTATCTTATTACCACCCAAACAACGGTACTAATGGCTCTATGGCAAGCAGTCACCAGACTGTTCACTGTATAAACGGTTCTCCAAAAGTTGCGTTAGGTACTAATATCTGGACAAGTGGTAGTATTATTGTTGGTGGCACAGTAGACGGACGTGATGTAGCAGCAGACGGTACAAAGCTAGACACGATAGCTACAAATGCAAACAACTATAGCTTACCTGCGACACCAAGTGTTACAGGTATTTACATTGGCTCACAGGTTCAGCTTGCGGAAAGTGGTGACCGTGCCGATCTATTGCAGATTAGCTCCAATACAACTGGTTGGGCTGGCTTGCAGATACGCAATACATCTAACGAGGGTCGTTGGTCGTTTATGACTGACGGTAATACTGCTGGCATCTATGACGATGAAAATGGCGATTGGCATATCCTGATGACGGAGAATGCCGGCCTTACCCTGTATTATAATGGGGCATCAAAGTTTTACACAACTGGTGCTGGTGCAACCGTAGATGGAGACTTAACAGTCAGTGGCGGTGACATCGTATTAGGCGGCACGGGCCGTATTCAAGGTGTGGATACAGTTTCGTCTGGAACTGACGCAGCAAACAAAAATTACGTAGACACAGCGGTAGCGGCATCAGGCGGTTCACTGGCCAGCGTCTACGCATACGTATAAAGGAATCTTAAATGCCAAGTTTTGGAAATATCTATAGTGCTACCTTAGGTTCCTCTCAACTAGAGAGTGACAATGAGCATACCCTTCTGACAACAGATGCTTCGACAACGCACATCATTAAGGATGTTAAGTTGTCCAACAATGGGGGCGTAGGGTTTAGTGCAGGTAATGGTACTTACTTAGAGTTAAACGGTCATAAGGTTGGTAGTTTAAGCGACTCTGGATTATCAGGTGAGCTTATTGTTCCACCAAACTCCACGCTTAAACTATTTAACCATAGCTTTCCTGTGGCCTTTCAGTACCAAAAAGAGTGGTTCATGGAATCAGGAAGTTTACCGCTGCGTTTAAAAAGGTCTGTTGTAGATATAGCTTCTGGCAACGTGATGGGTACTGTTAGCGAGCAGGTTTCTGACCCCAGTTATACTGTCACAAATGGCACCCAGATTATTGATGTTACAACTCGTGAAGCACGAGATTCAGATCTAGTTAATCACCTATTTTATTATTCACATGATGACAACTCTGTCCAGCAAATATACACTATTGGCCTTGGTCCCGGCAAAAGTACTAGCGCTGCTACTTCAATTAGGTATGAGAACTATAAAGCGTTTGGTTTTACGCCAGACCGTATTTATGACACCACTAGAGAAAACAAGAATCAGTTTTATAGCCTAGATAATAACAGGTTTGAAGAATACTATAGTATAAGCGGGACACACGATAGCACTACAGCAGGTGTCATCAGCAGTGGTAAATACTCCCGCACGACAACCGGGGGTGGTAATGTTGGGGTCATGCCCACGTCTTCCTATCCAAGGGGGTCTTTCTCTCTTAGAGCAACAGTGGGCAGTGACGCAGCCTATTGGGCTTTTTGGGTACCTAGTAGCGGCTATACTACGGATATTTACGGTTTTCAGAATGATGGCTCTGGTAGTACTAAAAGATTTAACTTCAGGTTTCGGCTTCCTACCGGCTGGAGCGCCTCTACCAGGAGCAGCTTTTGTATCTCTGTTGACCCCGTTAGCGACAAATTTATCATTTGGCGGGTAATTGGCGACAGTTCAGTATATCGGCACGAGTGTGAGATATCTTGGAGTACTTTTCAAACAGGGTATACAACATCCCCTAACCTAAAAACTATTGAATCTAACCAATTTGACTATCAGACAATCTCTCTTCAATCTCCAATGGTCAATAGTATGGCTGCTAGAACCCTTAGTAATAGGATGGATGGCGGCTTTGCACATAAAGGGTCTGATAACTGTTTGTACCATTATAATTCAGACGGCGAGTTCTTGTTCAAGCAAAGTGCTTATGAAACTGCTTCGGGTTCTACAATCGCTTCAACACAGAATACAGTGCCTTGGGCATTTAACAGTCAGGCTGCGGACGCTGGCGTACTCACTGAGCTAGGTATTACACAACCTACTTTCGACATCAACATCAACGGATACACGAGCTAGGATACACTAATGGCTGAACAATTTAAAAAACTAGTAGATGCATCTTTTAGCGAGTCTAACTTTACTGATGGTTCAACTACTATCTACACGGCAAGTCAGGACACTATACTAAAAGATGCCTACATCACTCCTGACGAGGGCTTGAATCTTGTAGACACCTACCTGGAGGTAGACGGAAAAAATATAGGCTCGGCAAATGCTACTGGTACCACGACACTAGCGGGGCATGAAATTATTCCCGCAGGATCTTCTATACAACTCAAAACAAGTTCTTACCCCTTTGTGTTTGAAAAGGTCATTGGTGTTATGTCGTCTGGTACTGACGCTCACATGTATTATTATAGCTACATTGAGAAAGCAGATGGCGGGATCGTTCCAGTATCGGACACAGGCATCCAATTTTCTGTACGAACTACAGCAACTGGTAGTTCTCGTTTTAGTGAAATGGAAGACATTCTTTACACCTCAGTTATAGGTGGGGGGACTGCTATGTGGTATACCGTACATGATAACAACTCTGTGCAGCAAATATATCATACAGGAGCAACAAACACAACCACAGGTAGCGATAATAGTTTTGCTACTAGTAATGTTTACAATTCCAACTATAAAACACTCGCCATCCAGGACGATAGAAGAACCCTTACCCCTACTCAAGCTAATAACTTCCCTCTTAAAGGGTTCATGCAGAACTCCGGCGGAACATGGGAAACATTTAGTGGCCTTGGTACAGCAATGCCTAGTTATATATCTTGGTCAGGTACCGCCTATAGTAAATACGGATCAGGCGGACACCATCAATCACCTACTTCTTCCTACCCAAGAGGTCACGCAGCCCAAGGCATATATTGGTATGTCCCGTCCAATGGCAACCCAAGTGAACTTTACGGTAAAAGCCTTCAAACAGGACGGTTTTTCAGATTCAACCCTATGCCCTTAAGTATAAGCTATCAGTGGGGTAGCTTTATTACGTCAGTAGATGTACCAGCAGACACAGTGCATGTGTACTCTCAAATTAACTCAACTACAATTAGATGGTTTACATTAAATATCCCGTGGTCTGAGTTACGTACATCTACTGATTGGACAAACAACACTAGAACTGATTACGGTTCTTCGGACTTTACTTACAAAGATATCTCTTTGCCTTTTACTTTATCTACTAGCTTTCATGGTTCTCTTATGGGTTACACCGCTACTGGAGGCTTTAGGGTCAGGGATAACAGTGGTATTATGTACAAATTTGAAAACGGAGAAATTATGCACAGCTACGCAGCGCCTCCGTTGTCTGGGTATGAAAGTGTCGGCACACCTACTAGCAGTTATCCATGGAGACACTTCGGGGTTCCTGTTTTATCTTCGGAAATCTCAAGTGCAGGCCTCACAGCACCCGAAATTAAAGTCAGCCTACACGGCATCACACAATAAGGAGAAATAAAATGGCATTGACATCGGCAGGCGGTGGCGGAAAAACGATCGTAAAAAGCGCAACGTCAGGTACACTCTATACTGTACCCGAAGGGAAGACTTTTAAGGGTATTATGTGGAACAATAGCAGCAACGGCCCCGGCGGAGTAAATGGGCAAGTCTTTTACTGGCCTTACAATTCAAGTTACTTTGCTCACAGGCCTTTTGAGATTAACTTAAATGGCGGCGACACAGTTATCGCCCAGAGCGGCGGCACGACACAATTACTGGGGGTTGAGTCCTAATGTACGGATACACATATAGGGTTACCTTTGATGATGACCTATCCGGTACACTAGAGTATGGCTCTTACATCCCGGATGACCTCCCCACAGAGAATACTGCGCCAGAGATTCTTATAGAAGAAGACGGCAGTGTAGTCGAGGGGCCTGAAGTTACCACTACAATAGAGTATGCATATGAACCTGGTACATTTGTACCGTCAAACCACTTGTGGTTTCCGCCTTATAGGTTTGCAAACACTTCTTCCCGATACTTAGAAGCTTTTGAAGATCAAGAAGCTGCTACAGCTTACCTAGAAGACAATCTCTACACTCTCTATAGTGACGCTTGTCCATACTTAGATCCAGCCACGCTGGAGCCTACTGTTCCTGCAGTTCCTTTTGTTATAAGAGAGACTGCTGAGGTTAACCGAAAGAAGCGAGCTATGCTACTGTTCGAGTCTGACTGGACTCAAACTACTGACAGCGTTCTCTCTGACGCAGATCAGACAGCATGGCGTAGTTATCGTCAAGAGCTAAGAGACATCACAAGCCTTACCCCTTGGCCGTTTCTTAGTGAAGATGACTGGCCCACTGCCCCTTAAACCCTTGTTAGGATTACATCTAAGCTACCCTTAAATATAAAACAAAGGATTCTCATGTCAAGAAGAAAATCTCGTTATGCTGCTAAAACAGACAATGTTCATCATTTAAAGGGGTTTCATGTAATCCCTAAAAATGAAAAACAAGACAAGTTAATTCGTAGCATTAAGGTCTATCCTATTACTGTAACAACTGGTTGTGCAGGGACAGGTAAGACTTACTGTAGTACAGGAACAGTAGCAAGTTTATTCTTACAAGGTAAGTACAATAAAATTGTTATTACAAGAGCCAACGTCCCAACAGGCAAATCTCTTGGCCACTTTCCTGGAACTATTCAAGAGAAAATGACACCTTGGCTGCTACCTATGTTAGAGGTTTTAGAACAAGCCTTTGGCAAAGCCAAGTATCAGTATATGATGAATAAAGGCGACATTGAGATACAACCTATAGAAACTATTAGAGGGCGTTCTTATAAGGACGCTCTTGTACTAGTTGATGAGGCCCAAAACCTCACTATGGAAGAGCTTAAGGCTATTAGCACTAGACTAGGAGAGAACTCTAAGTTAATTCTTATGGGAGATCCAGCTCAGTCAGACGTTAAACATGGCGAAGACTTAGTTAGATTTTGTAAGTTAATTAAAAGAGCAGGTATACAATTACCTGTTGTAGAGTTTACAGTAGATGATATTGTTCGGAGCGATATTGTTGCTGACTTAGTTAGAATGTTCATATCAGAAAGAATATAACAATCTATAGGGGATAGAATACCTGACGTTAAAGAAGGTTGGGCTATCCCCTAGTAGTATTAAAGGTGATAAATGTATTATACAGTAGAAGAAATGACTAATGCTTTAAAACAAGCAAAAGATAATATAAATAACAGAACAGGTAAAGTAGATAAATTTACATGGGGGTACAATGACTGTTTTTGTTTTCTTATCGAATATGATAAGGCACTAAAAGGTAAAAAATCAAAAGCAGAAGAAGTTAAAATAGAGTATAACAATCCAAAAGAATATTTATTAGGATTGAGGAAACAAGGATTTACACTTAAATCTTTTGCTGAGTATTGTAATTATGAAATACGCCCCGACTTAAGACCCCAATATGGTGATATTGGTTACATGGATGGTTCTGCTGTAATAGCAGAGAATGGTCACTGGGTCACAACTGATGAAGACAATTCAGGAATAAAACAAGGTTCTCGCTATATGTTTTTAGATAGGCGATTGAACCTTTTAGCCAGACCATTAAGGAGCTAACTATGAAATACTATTACGAAGGCTATGAGATTCTAGCCCCATTAACTATTGCTTCAAACGAACCTATGTTTGATGCTGACACTATCTCTCTTAAAAAGCAGAGATCAACACAGGGTGCTCAACGTTGGGAGCTTTCCTTTGAGATTGCAACCACAAGCCCTGCAGATGCACTAATAAGCATAGCTAGTTTTGATACTGTTAAAACTATGCCTATGCCTCAATTAACCGATGTGGATAGCCGTCTTAGTTCAGTTAACTACCCAAAGGGTGCCTTTGTTACAGGTAGCAATAATAAGGTTTATATGGTAAAGACCGATGCCGCCTCTGTGGTAGATTCTAATCTTTATCCAACACCCCCTAGCGGGTTAACATACTCGACAGTAGCTAATGCTACTATTAGGTATTATAGAGAAGTTAGTGACCTGAGAGGCATAACCTTTAACGATGGAATTTTGGCTAGCCCGGGAACTATTAGTATTATTGAGGCTTTGTAATGAGAACATTTAGTAGCACAGTACAGTCTTTAATTAACCAAGATACAGTTGACTTTTTCTTTTTAATTGATTTAGAGTTTTCTACTACCTATCGTCTTTCATCTTTGCCCTATAATGTTACTTTTAACGGTAACACTTATGAGGCCAATGGCGCAATTCTTGAGGTAGACTCCCCTAAGTTTTCTTCTGTTGTTGACAGAGAATCTTATCGGGTAGTTGTAGTTGAAGACGAAAACAATACATTTAAGACAGAAATTGAAAATAACGTTGTTGGTAAAAACATAACAGCCAGGGTTGGTTTCTTTGACTCTAATGGAGACCCTGTTCTTAATGTTGATGATACCCTGCTTGTCTATAAAGGCTACGTAGATAGTCCTGCTATCAGTAACAACTTCGATAATAAGATTGTTACTTTTGAGGGTACTTCTCCAATGGCAGACCTCGATATGGTCATATCCTTTATTGGTTCTAAGAACGGTATTAAACAAAAAGATAGCAATGATGAAAGCTTTAGCAATGTCTACGGCGAGTCAATAATTAAACTTAAGTGGGGGAAAGTCTAATGCCAGGATTTTTAGGTAAAACAGCCCTACAGTGGTTTGCTTTTGCAGTTTCAACTGCCTACCAGATTGCTCAACATAACAAAATGAAACGTGAGGCCGACAAGAGAAAAGGCTTTGCAATTAATACCCGTGGGGAAGCTACCCATATTCCTATAGTCTACGGAAAACAAGCCGTAGGGTTTATTGAAGCTAACCACAAAACTCAAAACTCTTTCACTTACTCTGCCCCAAATTCTGGCGGTACGGAGTGGCACTCTAAAAACTCCTTCTTAAATCAAAACAGAGGTGCTGGTAAGAATAGCCTTTTAATTATGGATGGCGCTATTTGCCAAGGGGGTATTGAGGGTGTACAAGG